GTTCAAATGGTGGAAACGGTGGTGGAAATGGAGGCGGTAACGGAGGTTAATAATGGCAACTAGAGGTGCATTTGAAAACCAAATACAAAATAGAAATTTTCTATCACCAATTGGATTTAAATTTACTTTAGCAAAAGAACCTAAAGTAAGTTTTTTTTCCAATTCTGCTAGAATACCTGAAATTGTATTGGGAACTGCAATACAACCAAGTTATTTAAAGGATGTTGATGTTCCTGGTGATAAGTTGCAATATGGTGATTTTTCATTAAGATTTTTAGTTGATGAAGAACTTGAAAATTATATGAAAATCCATAATTGGATGACAGGATTAGGATATCCAGAAACTACAAAAGAATATAAAGATTTAACAACCAATACTCAAGGAATAAGAGATAGTGAAGAAGCATTCAGTGATGGTTCTTTACATATATTGAATAGTAATTATAGAGATATTGCTATTGTAAAATTTAATGATTTATTCCCTATCGGATTAACTTCATTAGAATTCGAAGCAACAGATACTGATGTCAGCTACTTTACAGCAGAGGTAGTTTTCAAGTATACTGTGTATAATATAGTTGCAGCTGACGGACGTACTCCTTTATGAATCTTGATAAAATTCAGGAGATGTGGCAGAGAGATTCTGTCATTGACCCTGATAATCTACATGATGAATCACTAAAAATTCCTCAATTACATTCCAAGTATTATACTGTCTATAATACGATTACTTTATTGCGTGAAAAAGCAAGAGACACATATAATAGAGTAAGATTAGAGAGATATAATTACTACACAGGAAAGGCAGAACCAGAAGTGTATGCCGAAGAACCATTTCCGTATAAGGTTAGAGAAAAAGATGCAATACAGAGGCATCTGGAAGCAGATGAGAAACTAACACAATTAGATCTTAAAATAAGATATTATGATGCTACTCTAAAATTTTTAGAAGAAATAATTAAAAACGTTTCTAACAGAACATTTCAAATTAAAAATGCAATAGAATGGAATAGATTCCAAGCAGGAATGTAACTTGACAAGGGTTGATAAATATTTCCGAATGAACATTATGTTATGTCACATTTGGTTATATCAAAGAAGAATGAAGTAAATCTTCAAATATCTTCAGAGGAACATGTATATTATGAGTTAGCGGATCAGTTTACCTTTGAGGTTCCTGGTGCAAAATTTTCACCTGCATATAAAAAGAAATTTTGGGATGGTAAAATAAGACTTTTTAATATTAATACGAAAGAAATATATGTTGGATTATTAGATAGAGTAGTTCAGTTTTGTAAAGATCATGAATACACTTATGAATTTTTAGAAAACAAATATTATGGAACTCCTTTTGAGGTTAATGAAAACATCTCAAAAGAAGGTGTTAAAGACTATATGACGGTCATTTCTAGGTATAAACCTAGAGATTATCAAATAGAGGGAGTATACGACGCTCTAAGGCATAATAGAAAGTTGTTGATATCCCCAACTGCATCAGGAAAGTCTCTGATGATATATTCGATTGTGAGATATTTTGTTGAGAACAAGAAAAATACTCTGATAGTCGTTCCGACGACTTCCCTAGTAGAGCAAATGTATAAAGACTTTGCAGATTATGGATGGGACGTTGGTTCATTTTGCCACAAAATATACGCTGGTAGAGAAAGAGAGACAAACTCTCAAGTTATTATTACTACCTGGCAATCAATCTACAAACTCCCCAGAAAATATTTTGAGAGATTCTCTGTTGTGGTTGGGGATGAAGCTCACCAGTTTAAATCAAAGTCACTAATATCTATAATGACAAAACTTGCGGATGCAAAATATAGGTTTGGATTTACTGGAACTCTTGATGGAACGCAGACACATAAGTGGGTTCTTGAAGGATTGTTTGGACCTTCCTATAAAATCATTAAAACTGATGAGTTAATGAAGAAAGGGCATCTTGCTAAACTGGATATCAATGTGCTTCTATTGAAACACCCTGCACATAAATTTGAAAACTTTGAAGAAGAAGTTCAATACATCATAGGTCATGAACGTAGAAATAATTTTATTAAAAATCTTGCTCTTGATTTAAAAGGTAATACGTTAATATTATTTGCTAGAGTTGAAAAGCATGGTTTGCCCTTATATGAATTAATAAATAGTAATAACATTATTGAAAATCGTAATGTCTTTTTTATTCATGGTGGAGTGGACACCGAAGACAGAGAGAAGGTTCGAGAAATCACTGAGCAAGAGAATAATGCTATTATCGTTGCATCCTACGGAACCTTTTCGACTGGGATTAATATCAAAAATTTACACAATGTAATTTTTGCTTCTCCGTCCAAATCTAGAATTCGCAATCTTCAATCAATTGGAAGAGTGCTTAGAAAAGGGAACAAAAAAACTAGTGCTACTTTATATGACATTGCTGATGATATCAGTTATAAGTCTAAACGAAATTATACATTAAATCATTTAATAGAAAGAATTAAAGTCTACAATGAAGAAAATTTCAATTATGATATAGTAAACATACCACTCAAGAACTGATGGGAGACGAATTTTACAGTGTAATAAAATTAATATCAGGTGAAGAAATCTTTGCCTTAGTCTCCATTGATGAAAATGATGGTGAAGGAGATTCTATTATCATATTACAAAACCCATTAGTAATGAATATGGTTAATTCCTCTAAGGGTAGTTTTATAAAAGTTAAAAGATGGATTGAACTGTCAAGTGAAGATATTTTTATAATGAGATTTGATAGAATATTAACTATGTCTGAATGTAGAGATGAAAAATTAATTGCGATTTATGATAATTACATAGAAGATAATGAAGAAGATATGATTGATATCTATAGGTCTACTGGTAAAGTAAAACTTACTAATAAAATGGGATATGTTTCTTCAGTAGAAGATGCTCGTAAAAAATTTGAAGAGTTATATAAAATAAATCAAGAACCTAAAGAAAACTAATACCTTCTCTATCAACCTCCACAAAGGTTATTCTATTGATATTTTATTATCTTGTCAAGCCCCAAAAGTATGCTATAATAGAATCAACATAAAGACGGGAACAAAATGTTATGCCTAAAAAGAAATCAGAACATTATGTTAACAATAAACAACTGTTAGAAGCATTAATTGTTTATAGGGAAAAGGTTGCTCACGCAAAAGAAAATGATTTACCAAAACCTAGAATTACAAACTATCTTGGTGAGTGTTTTTTAAAGATTGCTACACACCTATCATATAAACCAAACTTTGTTAATTATATGTTTAGGGATGACATGATATCCGATGGTATTGAAAATTGTGTACAATATATCCATAATTTCGATCCAGAGAAGTCTAGAAACCCATTTGCATACTTTACACAAATTATCCACTATGCCTTTCTTAGAAGGATACAGAAGGAGAAGAAACAGTTGGATATTAAAACAAAGATAATTGAGAGAAGTGGATTTGATGAAGTTATGAATGTTGATGATGGAGCACTTACTGGTAGTAGTTCTGAATACAATACTATTAAAGATAATATCATTTATAAACAGAATAGATGAGAGTTGCAATAATAACAGACACTCACTACGGTGCTAGAAAAGGTTCTAAGTATCTTCATGATTATTTTGAACTATTCTATCGTGATGTATTCTTTCCGTCTTTAGAAGAGCATAAGATAGACACTGTTATCCATATGGGTGATATATTTGATAGTCGTAAGGCAATAGATTTAAAAAGTCTAGAGTGGGCTAAGAGAGTTGTATTTGAACCTCTTAAAAAATATAAAGTATATTCTCTAATAGGTAATCATGATTGTTATTATAAGGATACCAATAATGTAAACTCTCCAGAGTTATTATTACAAAATTATCCAAATATAAAGTTATATTCTAAAGCAACTGAAATTAAAGTTGATAAACTAAAAATCTTAATGCTTCCTTGGATTAACTCTGAGAATTATGAAGAGACTGAAAATTTAATTAAAAAATCCAAAGCAAAGGTTGCTATGGGACACCTTGAGATAAACGGATTCAAGGCAACTCGTGGACATCTGATGGAAACGGGAATGGATGTAAAGACTTTCAATAAATTTGAAAAAGTTTTTTCTGGACATTTTCATACTCGTTCTAATGATGGAAAAATATTTTATCTAGGCAATCCATATGAAATGTTTTGGAATGATGTAAATGATCCTAGAGGATTTCATATCTTTGATACAGAGACTTTAGAACATACTCCAATTAACAATCCATATAAATTATTTTATAACGTTTACTATCAGGATACTAATTATAAATTATTCAATACTTCTGTATATAAGAATAAAATTGTAAAGGTAATTGTTCGTCAAAAATCAAAACCAAAAGAGTTTGAAAAATTTATTGATAAACTTTATGCATCAGGTGTACAGGATTTAAAAATAATTGAGAATTTTGATATTCAAGAAAATGAAGAATTTGATATAGATGAAGATGAAAATACTCTGTCAATTTTAAATCGATATATTGATGAGTCTGAATTTGAATTGGATAAAAATATTATTAAAGATATCTTTAAGGATCTTTATAGACAAGCTTGCGAGGTAGAATAAATGTATCTTCTTACTCTTAAAGGTAAAACAGATGATGGTGCATATGCTGTTGACGATGCTCATGGTGACAAAGTTTTATTTTTATTTGAAAAAGAAGATGATGCTGAAAGATATGCTATGATGATTGAGGATTATGAGGATAAAAATGATCCTATGGATATAGTGGAAGTTGATGGAGAGCTTGCAATACGAACGTGTAAGTTGTATAATTACAAATACGCAGTGATTACACCTAATGATTTTGTGATACCACCTAAGAATGATAACATTTCAAAAGATTAAATGGAAGAATTTTCTTTCTACAGGAAACCAGTGGACGGAGATAGATTTTCAAAAACATAATACTAACTTAGTAGTAGGAACGAATGGTGCTGGAAAATCCACCATGTTGGATGCACTTACATTTGTTTTATTTAATAAACCATTTCGTAAAGTTAATAAAGGACAATTAGTTAATACTGCAAATGAAAGAGACTGTGTAGTAGAGATAGAGTTTGCTGTTAATAATCGTGATTATCTTGTAAGGAGAGGAATAAAACCAAATGTATTTGATATTGAAGTTAATGGTAATCCACTTCATAAAGAAGCAGATGACAGATCAAATCAAAAAATATTAGAAGAAAATATATTAAAGGTAAACTATAAATCATTTACTCAAATTGTAATCTTAGGTAGTAGCACCTTTGTACCTTTCATGCAATTGAGTGGTTCTAATCGTAGAGATGTAATTGAAGATCTTTTAGATATTCGTATCTTCTCTGCAATGAATGGTCTTATTAAAGATAATATACGTGTTAGAAAAGATAAGATAAAGTCTTTGGATTTGAAGAAAGATAATCTTAAAGATAAGATGGGAATGCAAGAAAAATTTATAGCAGAGATTGAACAGAGAGGTAAAAACGATATTGATTCTAATAAAGGTAAAATTAAAGAATTATCAATAGAGAATGATATTCATCTTGAAAAGAATGATATGATAGAAGCAGATATTTCTGATCTTATCAAAAAACAAGAGGAAGTTACTGGAGCCACTGAGAAGTTAAAGAAACTAAACAATCTTAAAGGTAAAATTACTCAAAAAGTAGCAACAATTACCAAAGAGCATAAGTTTTTCACAGATAATACGGTATGTCCTACTTGCACTCAGGATATAGAAGAAGAGTTTAGGTTAAATAGAATTACCGACGTTCAAGATAAAGCAAAGGAGCTCAAGAAAGGTTTTACAGATCTGGAAGAGACTATAAAATTAGAATCGGAGAGAGAACGTCACTTCACCCAACTATCTAAGGAGATTACTAAA